GTTTGAACCATTACCAGCCTGTATATTTGTTAGGAATAATGTGTCAATACCATCTATAGTTGCAATTGTTATCTGAGCACCCTCACCCTGTCCTCCTGCGGATTCATTAACAGTTGAAGTTACAATACCAACTACATCCCCAACTTGATATCCATTTCCTTTTACAACTGGAGTTGCACTAACTAAAGCACCACCAGACGCTTGTACATTTAATGTTAATCCACTTCCCCTACCAGTTATCGTAAAGGTACTAACATTAGTATCTGTAGCATAATTAGTTCCTCCTGTGGTAATATTAGTTGTTAACGCAGAACAACCAACACCTGTGATTACAGCAGTGCTTGTATTTTGACCTCCACAAATTTTTCTACCTGCTGAAAGTAATGATCCCATCCCTTGGTTTGTGGTTATACCTATTGATCCTGTTTTTGAAAGAGTAAATAAGGGATTATCTATCATTGAATTTTCATAACCATTACTTTCATCCAAATCAGGATTATGAAAGAATGCTGAACCTGATTGTGACGTGAATTTAGCTTTATATAATTTAAAGGTTATATCTTGATGTTGGTCTTCAGTCCAAAGAGCACCATTTTGTGATTTAAATATTGAACCAGCACCATACTGAGTTGAATATATTATAGATGAACCAGGATTTGCTCCTGTAATTGTTGATGGATTTACAGCAGTACCACCATGTCTTCCTGTCCAGACATTGTATGCAACACTTCGTGGTGCAAGTAATACAAAAGAATAAGATCTACCTGCTTCCAGATAAATTGGTTCAGGAAAAGTAAATTTGGTTGCTTTACTTGCCTCATTTGGATCAGCTTCAATGAGTGTAACTTCATTTCCATTAGCATCAGTGCCCTTTGGTTTAAGAGTCCTGCTTCTTCCAATAACTTCCATTGATGGTCTAGCATCTGCAATAGTTGATCTTATTTCACATCTTATTGGAGAATTTGCCACAGTATCCACTGTTGCAAAATAAACTTCAACTGCAGTTATAAAAGCACCATTTTTATCTTTATTAGCATCTTGAGCACTTGGTGCTTCTACGTTACCACCAACTATAAATGTTTGTGCAAGAGGATCACCATGTCTTCTGTTTCTGCCTCGTCTTCTACCAGTAATAACAAAATTTGTAGTGTTGACTCTTGTTGTAACTGTAGTCTGCCATTCTTCAACTGTTCCACTAGAATCATATTCTGACTCTGCAGTTATGAGTCCAAATTTTTGTGTTGGTTCTATATTTTCATTCGTAGGACTTGTTGTGACTTTAAATTCTTTTACACCTGTTTGTATTTTAACTGGTGGTGCTGGTTCCATATGTGGATTACGAATAAAACATGAACCAATCACTTCACCATAAGCATCGGTAATTAATCTTATATCTTTCACGTATGAAGTGGCACCACTTTCTTGACCAACTAGTTGTGTATTTTTTGTGACATAACCAAAATACTTACCTTGTGCTTCCTCAGACAATGCTTTTGTATCAACATTTAAAACTGTTGATGATTGACTATAATTAGAAGATATTTCTGTTAGACCTGAAGTATAAGGATTACTAAAATATGTTTCTGATGGATTATTATATTTTCCAGATTTATGATCTGGTTGACATAATCTAAATTTCATAATTACATTACCCTCTTCATTGAGAGCATGAACTTCCTCTCCAATCTTATAAACACCATTTGATCCAGATGCAGATCCATTTTTAGTTGGTGTTATTTCAAGTAATTTTGGAATTACATCAAATATTTTTTGTCCATCAAAGAACACGTATGTTTCAACAAAATCAACGAATCCTTCAGATATAAATTGAATATTTCTTGATCTAATAAAATCATCATTAGATGTTGAAACTAAATTATTTTGTCTAGTAACTGTTTTATTAGACCTTGTAATTGTATCCCTTATATCTCTCCCAAATCCTCTAACTCTTTCTCTAGCTCCTAAACCAAATCTACGTAAATCAAATGTACCACCACCTCTTCCAGCTATGTTATTTCCCAAATTTATTCTTTGGGTTGTAGTTCCTGTTTGTCGTACATTATGATCTGCAAGTTGTATAGATCGAGTCCATCTATCAAATGCAGGATCTAATTCTACTTCACCATCAAATATAGGTAATTCATAAGGATTGACATTTATAATTTCTGTTGCATATGGTTGTGTAATCCACTCAACTTCATCATAATTTAATGTTACAACATTTCCTGTTTTTTTGACATTTGGATCAAATAAAGGAAAATCTGTATTGAAATCTAACTCTGAACTTATTGTAATTTCTGCAGGTTTAATTTGAGAAGCAAGTGTATCCCTTGTTCTAAATGGTATTAATTCCTCTGATTCAGGATTTATTTGTATTAATGAATCCTCATTAATGAAATTATAATTTTTAAAAGGATCTGCAAACAAACCACTTTTAAATCTATTTTTACCTTCTTCATCTTGTATTTGTAATGTTTGAGCACTAACTTCTAAAAGAGATAATGTTGTAGTTTCTTCTAAATTTGTAACTCTATCTTCAATATTACCAATGTCTCTCATGGTAAATCTTCGATTATCTATAAGAGTTAAAATTGCATCTTGAGGATTGTATAAGTAAGGTGGTAATGAAATTGTTGCGAGTTCCATCAACTCCCCAACCTTGGTTGGTGGTTTTGGATCAAGAGATGAAACACCCTTTTCATAGACAAATTCACCAAATTTATTCATGTAAACTGTATCTTGTCTACCTAGATAAAAACTATAACTAGCTGTTGAAGATTCATTTGGTGTAAAATAATGTAATATTGAAGTTCCACTAAAATCTCTATTACTAAATTCAAAGGGAGATCCTGTATCTGTTGATGGATTATACACAGAAACTCTGGGTCTAAAATCGAAAGTATCTGTAGCTCTTATATTGAACTCACCAATGTTAGGTATGTCTTTTGAAAATCTTTCCTCATCATAACTTCTTACTGTAAATACATCTCCATCATCGGAAGAAACAGAGTAATAATCGAATACAACTAATAATTGAGCACTTGGTTCAGAAACACCTTGATTACGAACTAATTTTGAATAATCATAGTACTGATCTTTCTGACCTTTATCTAAGGTGAATGAATTTGTTATATTTTTATATTTTCCAATTGTGATAGATTCAATATTTGTGTTTATATCTGATTCTTCAAAATGAACTAATTCACCTGTCTGAAATTTTCCTGAAGTGAGATAAACTATTTCTAATACATTTGCTGATGGTGATGATACAACTCTTGCAATTATATTACTATCTTTACTAATTATATTTTCACCAATAATAGCATTGTTTTGTACAGCAACAGTGCTAGTAAATGTCAATCTATCCAATACTGGTGCAGATGTATTAGTTGATTCATAAACTGCTAAAAACTTAGCAACATCTGGATAATTTAAAGAAATTTCTTCGTCTTGAACTCTTAATCCATATCTAGCATCAAAAGTGAGTCCGTCTGCAATTGAACCACCATTCCCACCTGCAACACTTCCAGATTCTGCATTTTTTGATCTAGTTACGTTTAATACTTGACTTCTGTTGTATTGTTTTAACTTGGATTTTACTTTGTTTTTAATTAAAGATACATTTACTGTTTTACTATCATTCGCAGCGATATTTGTAAATGTAACAGAAGTACCATCAGTGCCGTATGAAAAAGTGTCATTTGTAATTGCCAAGGGACTACCATTACTAGTAGTAGACATGGTATATCTTTCTTGATCAAAAGTATCGAATATTACATCTGAAACATCTGTAATATCACTAGTGTTTATTGTTAATTGATTTGAACTTGCGTTTTTAGATATTTGCTTTGTAATTTTTATCTTTGATTTTGTAAGATCAACATCAGAGATATTAGGATTTAAAGGCACATACAAAGCTCCTGTACCTCTGATAACTGGAGCACCAAGGAACATGTTAACTGTTTCTGTTCCAGATGTGAGAGATCCATCATATACTCCTGCAACACCTGTAGTTGCAACAAGTGTAATTGTTCCATTTGAATTTATAGATGATACTTTATTAAACGTATCTAATGTGGATCCTGATTTTTTATATACAACTAAAGATCCTTTTCTAAGACCTTTAAATCCTTCACTCACTGAAGCAGTTGCAATACCAGCAGTTACAGATACTTCACTTATGGCGTTTGGTAAATTAAATTTTTCAATAACTACATCACCTTTTAAATTATTGCCATCTTCTATGGATCTTATGTTTTGTGCTGTATATTCTGTTTTTATACCTATTGTTCTAGGAAAATCAACACCATTAATTTGTATTTGTTCACCCTCTAAGAAAACCCCTGATGTTTGATTTACTGAAATGAGTGTTGATCCACCTCCAGCTCCTACAGCAAATCCACTGGCACCACTATTTTTACCTTTAATAAATGATCCTGCTGGTAATTCTGTATTACTCACTGATTGATTTAATACTAAATCTGTATTTGTTTGACCATCGAATAATCTTAATTCCCAATTTGTGGATGCAGTTCCGTCATAAGCAGCGTCCTCCAAATTAAATGAATAAACTCTTGCACTTCCTATATTTGTTCCTGTAGAATTAAAATTATCAAATAATTTTACGACACTTCCCTGAACAGCGATACTTTTTGTAACGTTATTCAATTTTAATATATTTCCCATCTCAAAACCGACACCAATATCAGTTCTAATACCAACATCTCTTGGTTTATCAACGTCTATGATTGTTGTTCCTGTTTTTTCAATATCATATCCCCTTACATATACCTCACCTGCAGATATTTTTAAACACATCAAATCATCTGATGGTGTATTTTCTTGTTCAGTTTTTTCATCTTCAAAAAATAAACCATTATTTCCTAAATTATCATTTAATGAATTAAAGATTCCCATTTGAAATGGTGTTACACTATAATCTCCAGATTCATCATAAGTTCTTCCTGCAATATAATCACGAATTTTATTATAGTTACTCTTTGTCTCTATTATCTTCAGTTTTCCTTCATCAACTCTCAGTAACTCAATAAAATCAGTATCATTTCTATCTGTTAATGCTTTTTTAGCTAAGGTAAGTTGTATTTTTAATCTATCTGCACCAGGTGCTGCAAAGTTACTAAATCCTTTAGCGTTATCAAATAAAGTGTTATCTTCTTTTGCATTAACAATTAATTCATCAACTTGCAATCCCACTCGATACGAGGGATTATTTGTATAAGGATCTAATATTATTGATTGATCTGAAACATTTACGAAAAATCCTCTTACAAAATATACACCTTTAGATATAAAAGCAGCAGAACCCACTGCAGTTGCATCTACAGAAATCAAAGATGCAAAAGGAGTATTAGCAGTTATTGTTGTATTTCCATATACCACATTTTCATCTGAACTCAATGATTCACCATCAGTAAATGAATTAAATTGTGAATTATTATCGGCACTTAAATAATTTACATATAAAGTAACATTTTCTACCTCTCCTCCATCTGGAAGTAATACTGATTTTACAATAGCTTCAATTCCAGATTCAGATCCTTTAATTTTTTTTCCAATAAAATTTTCAACATAAAGTGATACGTCAACATTAAAGTTAGTATCATTCAATTTTACTGCACTATTTTGAATATCAAATCCAACTGCACCAGGTATTACTACTGAACCATCTTTAAAAATATTATCACCAAACTTTTCTACTTGATTTTGTAATATTGATTGCTGCTGCGTTAATTCTCTAGCTTGCACTGGAAAACCAGGTTTATATAAAACCTTGTGAAAATTCTTTTCACTATCATAATCATCATAGTATGGACTTGCATTTAAATTAATTTTTTGTGCCATTTTTTTAGAATTCTAGAATAATTTTAACGTCTTCTTTTTGTCTGATGTTTCTTTCAACTTCTTTTCGATTGTCGATGTAAATTACATCACCAGTCTTTTTATTTATTTCAGAATTAGCTAGTCCATTTGTAAACTCAACGCCCAAGTTGACTTGCTTATTACCAACAGTCGTGGTTATTCCACTAAAACCCGTATCTATTGAACTATTAAAAGATGCTGAACCAGATCCCACCAAAGGATTAGATGTAGATTCAAAAGATAATACCTTAGCTCTTGAATCCATGTTTTGATAATCAGTGGTATCAGATGATGACTGATTAAAGTTTAAACTTCGATCTTGAATATATTTCAAAACAAAAGTATCTGGATCGTAGGATGCAACAGTTCCTCTGGCAGTTCCAGAAGTCACAGTTTGTGCTATTCCAGCACCAATTAGAGTGCTTAAATCACTAACTCCTATGTCAGATGATAATTTAACTGATGACAATGAAGAAAATTGTGATGATGTTATAATGCCAGTGACATCAAATTTACTTGGATTCTTTATTATTCCTACTTGTGCAAAATGTGTATCAGTAGGAAAATCTTTTGTGGAATCATCAAAACGAGAATAAACTAAAACTTTGTCTGCACCAAGTTCAGTGTAAATATCAAAACCATGACCTTTTGATGGTGGTATGATTGGTATTAAATTAGCACGAGTTCCTGAAGAACTATTAAAAGGTATGGTACTCAAATCAACCATAGCAAATGTATATCCAGAACCACCTTTAGTTACAATTACATCAGTTATTACACCAGATGTGTAAAAAACTCTAGCTTCTGCACCATCACCATCTCCTAATATACTAACTAATCTTGAATTAGAGTTATTATTATCATATCCTGATCCACCATTTTTGATAATGACTTTTTTAAGTTGGTTTTTATTAATATCGGAATCCCCTGCCTCTCTTACTGCTTGTATTTGAGCATCGGTTGTTGTTGACCAATTATTTGGTAATACTATGTATTCTGTAGAATCAAATTTTATCACATCACTTGGAGATACTGTGAATAAGTATTTCCATGTGTAATTATCATTAACACCAGCAGCTGCTGGTTCTAAATCAGTAAAGGTAGGTTCATCTTTACTTTGTTCACCTGCATTATTATTTGAAGGACTAGCACCGTTGTCCAAACAAATATAAACTTTAAACTCTGAGGTTATTACATAGTAATTACTCCTATATAAACTTCCAGTTTGAGAATTAGGTGCTTTATTACTTGCACTATAATCGTGACGATACATGTCGTATCTTATATTTG